ACGAAGTTTACGTTTGACTGCCAACCTGTTGCGTTATAGCTATAAACAAGATTAGCAAATGTCGATGCAACAATACCTGTACCATCCGTTGCCAATGATGTAGCTGCAGTGTTTGCAAGTACAACAATCTTATCACCTGTAGTAATAACAGTAGAGTTAACAAAAGTAGTAGCACCAGCAATAGTTAAGTTACCTGTAACCGTAAGGTTACCAGTGATAATTGCTGCACCAGTGATGTTTAGTGATCCAGCGTTTGCTGCACCTGTAGTAGTAAATGTTGCAGCATTAACGGTTCCAACTGTGTAAAAACCAGAAGAGTTTGCAACCGTAGATGTTCCTACAGTGTGTGAAGCACCATTAATTTGACCTGTAGTGAATAAACCTGATGTATTAGCTATCGTAGATGTACCAACTGAAAGTGATGTACCGTTAACTATGCCTGTATAAACACCAGTTGAGTTAGCTATTGTTGATGTACCAACAGAAAGTGATGTACCGTTAACCACTCCAGTATAGACACCAGTGGAGTTGGCAATAGTAGAAGTACCTACTGTATAAGAAGCTGCATTGACAGATGTAGCGTTTACTACACCAGTATATAAACCTGTTGAGTTGGCTACAGTATTAGTACCTACAGTATGTGATGCAGCGTTTACAACAGTCGTATATAAACCAGTAGAATTAGCTATCGTAGATGTACCAACGGTGAATGCTGGAGCGTTTACACCGCTTGAATTGGCTACAATAGTTGTACCAATAGTATGTGCTGCGGCGTTAATAGTTCCAGTAGTAAATACGCCGCTTGTATTTGCTATAAATGAGTTATCAGATGTTCTATATGAGATATTAGCTATATGATAGTCGTTATATAGACCTGAAGAATTGGCAAATATAGCTGATGAGTTAGTACTGAAGATAGCTGCGTTCACACGACCAGTAGTTGAAAAACCGCTAGTATTTTGTACTGAACTTGTTCCAGATGTGTGAGAAGTTGAGTTTACAACATCAAAGTTTATATTACCACTAAATGATGTAGAGTTGATAGTAATACCACCACCGACAATAAGCGTATTAGCCAGCGTCACATTATTTGACGTCTTGTCAAAAGACATAGTTGAGTATACTTCGGAGAAGTTATTAACTACCTTAACAAAAGCGGTACGAAGCGGATCACCCGTTCCATCATCTGCTACTGTACCAACGTTGATTAGTTTTTGTGACACTTGAATTTCCTTAAGATTGATCTACCGTGATGGCACCACTGTCAGCAGTATAAATCGATTGATCGGTAGTTACAAATAGCGAAGTATTTGGTTTTACTACCTCATACAAAATCTTTACCGGATTTGACTGTTTCTGCAAGCTATTAAATGTACCAAATAGTTTTGTACCGGCAACATGAAATGTATCATACAGTATGTTTTTATACTCTTCTAAAGTTAAAGCAGCCTTGATCTGGTAAGAAAAGTCCTGATAAAAATCACTATCCTGAATATATTTATCATAGTTCAGGAAACCTCTTGTTGATGTCCAATATCCTTGTTTTTTACCAATTCCCTTCTTTAACACTTTACCAGTGATAGAAGAACTAGTATCATACTCTTTTAAAGTTACTACTAATTCAGCACCGGTACCCGTATCAGTTAAAATTTCAACTCGTGGAGGCGTCACGTAGTTTGAGCCTCTTTTAGTCATAACAATACCTGTTATTGTACCATTAATATCTACAGTTACATAGCCCTCACCTATATTTGAGGTATCACCCCCAATAAAACTTAACAAGTCACCATCTAGATATCCTGTTCCACCGTTAATAATTATAGGTGTAGCAAGGCTTTGGAATCTATACGCCTTTACACTCGAACCTTCAATATATCCTTTGCCTGAGTCTAAAGCCTCTAATACAGAAACAACTTGAGATGACTGAGATGGAGACCCTTCAACAATACAGTTTTCACCATTTATAGTCCCATCCGGTGAGTTCATTATATCTTCATACAAAGCAAAGTTGGATGTCAGCGTAGTAGGCGACACCTTAAAAATAGCACCAGATGCAATATTACCAGTATATTGAGGCGGAGCATATAGAGTTAATGATGTGTCACTATTGACTGTACGGATCATACAATACTGACCGGTTGAAGATGTAGAGTTTGCTTGTAGATAGACAACACTATTATTGGTAAAGTATTTTGTAAATGTCGTACCCGTACCAGACACATTATTAGAAGACGAATTAAAAGCAACGTTTGCAAATTGAGTTACAGTGTTAGTAGTAGATCTTACAAATACGTAAGGTGCATTAGCATAATTTTGTCCAGTCTCTACATTTGTTAGATTTAAAGGACTACCAAATATTTCAGTTACATAGTTTAATGTACCTGATAGTGTTGATCCAAGATTTGCAGATGGATTGTGTCCAAATCCAAAGTATAATGAATTTAAGTTCATAGATAGGTAATCTGAAATAATATCAGTATTATATTTCACCGATTGATTATAACCAAGATCACCTAAACTAAAACTTGCACCTGCACCCGCAGTATCACCCTCTGATCTATAAAGAAATATCTTTGAGTTTTGATTAAAACCAAATCCATTTCGTGAAATGTCAAGACCTAAAGCTCCTGGAGGAGAACTTGCTGTTTCAGCAACTCTAAATAATCCATCGACACCAGTTGTTATAAGCTTATTAGTGTTTATATCTCTACCGGCGATCTTTACGATATCACCTACCGCAAAACCTTGACCACCATTAATAACATTTAGACCAGATAATGAACCAGCAACTGTAGGGTATTCATCAATGTTTACTGTCTCACCGTATGGAATAACTTTTTCACCTACGGCAAAATTACCACCTCTAGGCATAACACCAGTGATGTAAATGATATTAATCTTGTTTGAGTTAAATGACTCTTGAGAAAATTTCTCAACTACTGCTGTAGTGCCAGATGACAATCCAATAATAGTCTTTCCTATCAGATTAGTTACGTTTCTATCATAAGCACCGGCAGAGACTTCTAGATATAGTGGTTCAACCCATGTACCATCAGACAATCTTAAGATATCAGTTGAAGGAATATAGACATCAGCATCTTCATTATAGATAAGTCTAAAAAGAAGCTTAATACACTGAATAGAACCTTTAGAACGGTAAACGTCTAAGATATGTTTTAAAAGATATCTTTTATTAATAATGACATTAAATGGAATTCCATAAAGATATTTTCTTTGAAAGTGTTCTAGAAAATCTTCTAGTGTATTATCAATATCTCTATAGTCTAGTAGACTTCTTGACTCATGTACAGGATTATCGGTTTGTTCTAACCATTCGTAGTATGCCTTTACGAACTGAACAAAGTTAGAGCCTTCGTCCCTATAGAATTGAGGGAACTGATTCTCAATAAAATAAGATATCTTTTTTTCTATTTCAAAATCCATTAGGCTTGCTTCTCAATTAAGTTAATTGTGACATCATTTGGATCGATCAATAGAATTTTTGCTTTATTAATAATAACGTCTTTATTGAGAGGATATAAGTTTATAGTAATATGATTACCATAATATGATGTTACTAGATCTTTTATATAAACTTTACCCGTTACATAATCTATAGTTCCAATATTATCATTGTGTATAGTGAACTGTCCATTTTCAATAGAGTAAACCAAAAGTTTACCTAAATTATTATCTCTGATATATGAATATTGCCACTCAGCTCCATCAGAATCGACATAAGTGAATGCTGATGAAGTGATCATTGGTTCATCAGATAGAGCATTGATCTTTGAATATCCTGGTGACTCAGACTCATTGTCTGCAGGATTATTAAAGTCAATATCAAAAGACGTCTTATAATTTAATAGTGGAGCAATTCTTTTAGATAGTAATACTTTAGTGTTATTACTTACAATGCTTGAATTTGTTGAATCAATAGTAGAAACAAACTTACTGTATCTGAAGTCGTTACCAAACTTTTCTAGATATGATGTAGAGAAGTTTCGTATCTGATCACGAATATTTCCAATTAATTCGTTTGGTAATTTAGTAGTAAGTGTCTTATCATACTGAACCTCTGAGTTTATTTTTAAATATACGTATTCTGGATCAGCAGTTTTTAGTCTAGTTGGTAGAGAAACATATTTTTGAAGATAGTTAGAAATTGAATCCTTCACTGTCTGCGCAACTATAAGACCAGTAGTTGGTTTTAATGCAATTACTACCTTACCATATTGTTTAGGTTCTAGTGTTTCACCACCATAAACACTAACGTCACCTATTTGTCCACCAAACTTATCTTTAACTAGTGAAACATAATCATCGCTTGATACTGCTCTCTGTTGAGTCGCAAAATATCTAGGAGCAGCAAATCTAATTGATTCTAAAGTTTCAGGTAAAGAGCCTGATGATGAATTAGTAGTAGCATTAATTACAGATAATGTAGCAACACCACCATTTGGAATACCTAAGTCTTGATTACAACCAAAAACACTTATACCATCAGAAGATGGTCCAACTGCTGCAATATACTCAGCTGTTATCAATGAAAGATTTTTTGGAATATAACCAAAATGTCCGTCACCAAATATAATTTCATACTTTCCATTTTCAGAAACTTGTAAGAAATACACTAACGAAGTTTCATCTAAATCGAATAAAGATTCTACTTTGGTATATGGCACAGGGTTAGTCGTACCACTCTGAGTAATTAAAACTGTTAAGCTGTCTACATCGATATTTGGATTTGATATCACAAATCTTTGATTTGGAATATTATCATCTTTAATAAAACTATCTGTAATATATGTTCCCTGATATAGAGGTAAATTATCAATCGCAAATGTACTATTAGATGAGATATAGCTATGAAGTTGATTTGTCACGAAGTTAAAGGTACCATTTGCATTAGAACCGGTGAATGAAGTACCCTTAGGAACAATAAAAGGTGATGAGATACCTAAAGTCTGCGTTGTAAATGATATTGTTGCCACAGAAGATTTAGCTGATTTTGGAACATAATTTAACTCTTTAGCATGTGAAACTACAGAGTTATACTTCTGAGCAGAGTCCATAAACATCTCAGAAGCAACCATATTCAGATAAAAGGCGTTCATGTAAGTGTTGTAAGACAAAATGTCTAACAACACACTCATGTTTGAACCTTCAAAGTTATAGTCTTTGAAGACTGCTTGAGAAGCTAAAAAGTTTTTAAAGTTCTGCTTATTGGTATTAAAATCTAGAGTTGACAGAACTACATTATTGTTGGCCATTATCTGACTCTTTTTAATAGGAATGAAAACGATACAAGTTCTGGTTTATTTATGACCGAAAAATTGATATTCAGTGATATAGAATTTTTGTCATTATCGACGACCGGTAGAACTTGAAGTACCTCTACTCTTGTCTCAAATTGTCTAATTGAATTATTGATATATCTGAGCATGTCCTCAGCAAAAAACGGACTAGTAGGTTCAAACAACGATCTATAAACATTTGAACCAACAAATGGATCAAACAGTCTTTCACCAATTGCAGTCAACACTATATTTTTAATAGATTGCTTTACGGCGTCTTCATCCGTTAATCTAATCAGTTCTTTAGTCACAGGATGTGGCTTAAAGCTAGAAGCAAAATCAGAGTATAGTACTTCTCTCTTTTGTAATGGTGATAATGTATCGACTCTGCTGACCATCTATATTACCTTAACTGCC